GGTCGAGCCGTTGAACCAGTTGTCCAAGGTGGCGGCCGCCACCCCGCTGATCTGATGCACCGCACTGTTTTTCAGGTGCTCGGTCTGCACCACGGTACGCACGGCATCGATAATGGGATCCTTGTCGATAAAACGGTAGCTGCGATAAACGTGAACCTTCGCCATGAAGCCTCCTATGGGGCAGGGGGGTTATCGTAGAAGGTCGCCATCCAGTTAAGGTCGGCGAGCAGGTCCATCACCGCAAGCTTGCGCACTTTCGGCGGGGCGTGGCCCAGTTGCGCGCGCAGCCGCAGCGACAGATCCTTGGCCGCGTCGTAGTCGGCGCCGGAAAACTCCGGCACCTCATGGATAATCACGTTGGCCTTGGCGCGGCGGGTGTATTTGCGCTTTTTGTTGCGCGAACCTTTTGGGCGTCCCATGGGCTACTTCTTTTTCTGGTAGCGCTCGCGTCCACGGATGCGGTCGCGCGCTATTTTGGTGAGGATCCAGCCATCAGCCGTGTTTTTGATGTTGCCTTCGGACTTCAGTTTGTGCAGTTGGGAATGGATCGATTTCGCCGAGCGGCCTTGGCTGACGAATAACTCGCGTAACTGGTTGGTGGTAACCGCCTTGCGGTTCGGCATGGCGTAGATCGCCTCCGTGATGACCTCATCGCCGGTCTTTTCAAACATGGCGCGGGTTTTGTACGGGCCGCGTTGCGCGCTGGCGTCGCCGTTTGGCTTTGGCTTGCGGCGGTCCATCTCAAGGCCGATCTTGGCGACCCCCGGCATTTTGTTGAGCGCCAGCATCACCTTGCCGACCTGTGACTGTTCAATTTCGATGAGCACTGGAAATAACTTCGGCATCTCAGACAAGCCTCATGGTTAACGATGATCCCCTCATTATTATAATCATAATCCGCGCCGGGGTAAAATCCCTTGCCATTTTTACCTTCCCGTTTTGAAACAGCGGGTGTATTGAAAAGACCTGCTCGTCACGCGCCGGCAGCGCCGCGCGGTGGCTTCCCGCGCTAAGGTTGGAAGCCCATTTAGCACCGTGACGACGGTCAAGCGCCCAGAGCGCTTATTCAGCTTTACCGACTGGAGCAAGACGCGCCCGCGCGAGCCGCACCCCGGCGACCGGCTTGACGCCATGTTCATGGAATTGGCCGAGGCGATCCGCACCACGCAGGACGCGCTCGCCGAACTGCGCCGCGATGACGGCAAGCTGCGCAATGCCTCAATCGGCCGGGAGCAACTGGATACCGGCCTGTTTAGCGAGGTGGTGAACAATCTCCAGCAGGTTGTCGAGCCGGTGCGCGCCGCCATCAATGCCGGCATCAGCGAGACGCAGAACGCCGAGCGCAACGCCGCGCTCTACGCCAAGGATGCCGAGGCCGCCGTCAACGTCGCCAAGCAGATCACCTCCGGCATCGAAGCGCTGCGCCTGAAGGTCGAATCCGGCGCAAGGGCCAACAACAAGGCCGCCGAGGTTGCCGACATCTACGCCACCGATTCGGAAAACTGGGCGAACTATTCGCGCGCGCAGGCCGACAACGCCATCGCCGCCAAGGATGAGGCGTTGCAGTGGGCGGAATATCTCGCCGGCCCGGTGGTTGACGCCGCGCACGCGCCCGACTTCATTGAAGCATCGAAGTTTCCCAACGGGCTGTTCTACCAGCCGGTCGAGGGCGGCATGGCCGGCCTGTGGTCGGCGAAGTGGTGGGCGCTGCAAGCCTACAATCTGGTCGGCGCCGCCGGGCAGTTCTTTCTGGGGCCGTGGCCGGCCGGCCCGTTGCCCGGCGAACAGAATCCGGCAACCGGGCAGGTCGCGCCCAATCCGATTCCGCCCGGCTCGATCTACTACGACACCACGTCACATCAGGTCATGGTGTGGAACGGCAGCGCTTGGAAAACTTCCGTTGCACAGGTGTCGTCGTTCCACGCCAGCTACGTCTACGAGGCGACCGCCGGACAGCAGGATTTTTCCGGTCCCGACACCGTTGGGCAGACGCCGGATGTCGGCGACTTTCCATCCATGGTGCATGTCAACGGCGTGCGGCTCGTTCCCGGTCTGGACTACAGCATCGATGTCGGCACCGACACGCTGCACATCAGCACGCCGCTCACCGCAACATCGATGGTGCAGTGGGATCTGTTGGTCCCGCCGGCGCCGTCAACGGCCATCGTCAAGGTCTGGAAAATGCTGCCGCTGGTGCCGGACGGCAGCACGCAGGATTTTTCATTGACTTATGTCAACGCCAGTTCTGCAACCGTTCCCGCCAATGTCGGCTCTTCGCCCGAACTGCTGGTGTCGCTCGACGGCGCCTTGCAGGAGCCGGGCGCCGATTTCTCCGCTTCCGGGTCCGCGCTGCATCTGTCGGTGGTGCCACCGGCCGACGCGCATCTGTGGGCGGTCTGGTTTGAGCCGGAGGCCGTGCCATGACACAGGCTCTTCGCGTTGCGCTCTGGGTGCCGGTCGAAACCCCGCCGGAAGTAGGCGACGGCATTGTCACCAAAAACAGCGAGCAGGCGCAGAAAGTTCTGCCGACGCGCTTTGTGCTTGGCGGCGGCGGTGGCGGCGGCGGCATCGAAGAGGCGCCGTTTGACTCAAAATTTTATTCCAGACGCAACGGCGGCTGGTCGGAAAGCCCGTCAGGCGGCGGCGCCTCAGGAATCGAGGAAGCGCCAGTAACAGGTCAGCCATTCGCCCGGCAGGACGCCGGCTGGGTTTCACTCGCCATCATCGACGCAGGAACCTACTAGGAGAAAAAATCATGGGCGTGACCATTGAAGTGAAAGACGGCTCGGTTGCCGAAGTGACCGGCCCGGCCAAGATCGTCGTCACCACCGACATCCCCGGATCCGTGCTGATCGATGGCGAGCCGGTTGTAAAACCGCCGGAGCCGTTTGTTCCGCTCGACCCGCCGCTTGTCACTGGCCTGTCGCCCAACACCGCGCCCGCCGGCGATCCCGCCGACATCACCATGAGCGTGATGGGCGAGAACTTCACACCCGATTGCGTGATCGTATTCAACGGCTACGACGAGCCGACCACCTTTGTCTCGGCCGCGCAGGTTTCAACCGGCGTCAAGCCGTCGTTGTTTGTGGTGCCGGCCGACTGCCCGGTGGCCGTGCGCGATGGTGCCGGCCAGATGAGCAACGAGATTGTTTTCTCGTTCACTGATCCGGCGGCGCGCTCCAGTAGATCGAGAAGGTAATGCCGCAGCGCCCGAAGCGAAAAACCAAAAGCAAAAAACGGCCGTCGCGGCTGGCGCGGATCCTACCGACTTCGCGGGGTAAACCGAAAAGGAGAAAGAAAATGGCAAGAGACGACGACAAGAAACCGGCAGCGCCACCGAAGCCGCCGGCGAGCAACGAGCCGGATCCGATGGCCACCCCAAAGGGGCCGTCGCCGGCACCAAATCCTGAAAGCGCGCCGGGTGGCGACAAGGTCGGCACACCCCCGGCGGAAAAAAGTGATTGAAATTAAGCCGCTGCTCTTGCGGCACCCGACGACGCGCAACCACTCCAAGCTGGCGGTGACTTTAGGGTTGCCGCCAGAAACGCCCGACAACGTCGTGCGCAGCTATGCGCTCGGATTGCGCGGCATCAACCGCGCCGTCCGCATCAAGCAGGACTACGACGCCAACAACCCGCCGCCACCCGCTCCACTACAGAAGGATCCAGCAAAGCCGCAGGAGTGATTGCCCATGACATCGCGTTATCGCCACCGACGCACTCCGCTTGCCGCAACGCCATTCCCGTCGCCGGTTGAACCCGGCGAGATTGTCGTCAACACCGCGCAGAGACAGATTGCGGTCGGTGATGCTGCCGCTGGCACGCTCGGCCAGCCGAAACAACTCATCGGCGTGCGCTTCTTCGACGCCACCGGGGCCTACGTCCTTAACGACATCGTCGTCCAGAACGGCAAGATCTATAAAGCCAACGGTTCGATCCCGCCGGGCACCTTCAACGCATCAAACTGGAGCGAGATTGGGTCGTCATCGACTGCCGCCATGGTTGGGTTTGCGCCGGGCGGCAACGTCTCGGCGACCAACGTACAGGCAGCGATTGCCGAGGTCGATGCCGAGAAGGCGGCGATCACTTACGTCGATGCCGCCGACGCCGCGCTCGCCAGCGCAAACGCGCTCAAGGCCGACAAGACTTACGTCGATAGTGCCGACGCGCTGAAGGCCGACAAAACTTATGTCGATTCCGCCGACGCGCTGAAGGCTGACAAGACCTACGTCGATACGCAGGACGCGCTCAAGGTCGCCAAGGCTGGCGACACGATGACCGGGCCGCTGATCCTCAATGCCGATCCGTCGAACGTCCTCGGCGCGGCGACGAAGCAGTACGTCGATGCCGCCGGCGCTTCATTGTTTGTCGCAGCATCACCGCCCGTTGGCGCAAAGGATGGCTCTCTGTGGTGGGAGAGCGACACTGGTCTGCTTTACGTCCGCTACAATGACGGCAACTCGACGCAGTGGGTCATCGCCTGTCCACAGCCTGACACCAGTGTGTTTGTAACAAGGAGCCACCTTGCAGGGCTGGCGCTTTCGACCGCCGGAAGCTCGACGACATTTTCAGTTGCCGCAGGACAAGCGACTGATGACGGCAACACGGCAACGATTGCACTCGCAGCCGCCATCAGCAAAACATCGGGGGCGTGGGTGGCTGGTTCTGGCAATGGTGCGCTCGACACCGGCACGGTTGTGACCGCGACTTGGTATCACGTTTTCCTTATCAAGCGCACCGACACCGGCGTTGTTGATGTTTTGGTGTCGCTCTCGCCAACCGCGCCGACCATGCCAGCCAGCTACACACTCAAGCGCCGCATTGGTGCGATGCGTATTGCGGCTGGTGGGCAATGGACCAAGTTTAGTCAGGTTGGTGATAATTTTCTCTGGACAGCGGGTGCTTTTTTCGACGCAAACAACGTCGCGCTTAATTCATCCTCACGCAATTTTGTCACACTCACTGTGCCATCCGGCGTGAACGTCGAGGCGTGTTTTAATTTTCTTGTTGCCGGTCCCTCTGCGACGGTCAGTGCCCTCGTCACCTCACCCTTGCAGCTTGATGAAGCAGCTGCGGCGAATGGCGGCGGCGGCGTTACCGCATCTGCCCCTGCGGCATCGCCATACACCGGACCCGCGACCTGTCGTGTGCTGACAAACACCAGTCAACAAGTTGGCGTCCGAGGCAGCACCACCGGTAATTTTTACATCAGTACAACCGGCTGGATTGATCGACGCGGAAAGGATGATTGATATGGCAGCATTTGACTTTCCTGCATCACCTAGCATCGGCCAGAAATATCCGGCATCACCTGTCGCTGGCGTTCCTACCTACACATGGGACGGCGAGAAGTGGACGACGATAGGCGGTGCAACTGGCGGCGGCATGGCCGTGCTATACGACACCGTACAAACGCTGACAGCGCCGCAGCAACAACAAGCACGGCAGAACATTTACGCTGCACCGTTTGATGCGATGGCCTATAGCGGCTTACAGATTAATGGTGCGATGGAGGTCAGTCAGGAGAAAGGCACGGCTGGTACGGGCGCGAACGGAAGTTACATTTGCGATGGCTGGAAATTTTATTGGGCCGGTACAATGTCGGTCGGTGTAGCCGCTGCCGCATCAACCGTATTTCCCGGCTTTCCTTATAACCTCATCACAAGCATGGGAACCGCGCAGGCATCGCTAGGCGCTGGCGACTTTGTGCAAGTCATGACCCAAATCGAAGGCTTTCGTATTGCACGACTACAGTGGGGCACTGCAAACGCACAGCCGATCACTATTGGCTTCTGGACAGCGCATCACCGAA